TCACCGTTATGACATACGCCGGTAAACGTCATGCTAGGCTTCGGCCTGTTCGCCAAAGCCACCTCTATCAGCTGCTGCTCTCTTGCTGCTGCTTCATCTGCTGCATCTGGAAAATTCATGGTTACTCCTTTAGGAAGATAATTCGTGAGACTTAATGAAGCTGAGATATGCCTCATGCGCAGAAGTTTGGTCATCGAAATCGCCTATTCGATATATTTTGCTGTTTATCCTTGCTGCAGCTCGCCATTTCTTTTTATGTCTATCGAAGTAGCATCCTTTAAATTTTTTCTTCTCCTTCAGCTCTACTTTTCTGTTCTTCATATTTTCGGCGTGGTCAACAACCCTTAAATTCCCAATCCTGTTATCTGACCTGTCACCGTTGATGTGGTCAATAAGCCCATCTGGATAGATTCCGAAAAATATTGCGTATGCAACCCTATGCGCCAGCATTGACTTTCCTGCAACAACAACAGCACGATAGCCGTTAGACCGCTTGCTACCTTTGAACCACTCACTAACCTTTCCGTTAGCCCATCTGCGCCTAAACATTCCCGTATCAGGGTCGAAATCCAGCCTCTTCTTTACTACTTCCAGAGGCGCATTTGCCGAATTTAAAAGTTTACGCATGTATAAAATCCAATAAAAAACCGCCTCAGTGGGCGGTCATCTCTTTAACTATTTTCTTCGCGCTCCTTCCTGGTCATCGCAGAACTTCTTATACGCGAACACGAAGGCCTCATTCTCACTGTCGAACAGACGGTCAGTTAACCGCAGCCAGTCGTTGCCCACGCGCTCGAGCACATCCCACTTATCGCGGCGGGGCCAGATGACGAATCGCACAGGGTCGTAGATGTGAAACATCTCGCGCTTCGTGAGCCGCTCACCTTTATCGAGCATGTAGAACGCTGCGCCGGCGCTAACGAATTTGCGCATATATCCACCAATATACTGTTTATACGAACAGTATATCAGAGGGTTTCAGGTGGGGAAGGTGCGACTGACAACATGGCTTCCCATCCACTTACTAGGTCAAAACTACCTTCCCAAAAATCAACATCTTCCCATGCTGAAGACTTGTCAAACGCATCGCACATTTCCCGGGTAGGCTCAACCGGCACGAGTTGCCAGCCATCAGGCACTGCTGGCGCGGCAACTGGCGGCGCTGAATAGAACTCCGTTACCTTTTCTGGACAGAAAGAAAATGAGCGACACCCGTTATACTCAAACTCACCATCTGCTTCGCCCAAGAAGGCGACAGGCTCAGCCGCCAGCGCCGCCAGGGAGATCTCCATCAGCTCTACCATGTAGCGCATATTGGGATTCGATTCTGATGCAGCCTTCCAGCGTTTAATCTCAATTCTGCACAGCCCAGCAAGCACCTCTCTCTGCTCTTCCGTAAATTGCATCATTTGGCCCCTTCAGCTGTTGGGTTGTAATCGTCGCCTTCACGCCAGAAAATTGGGCGAATATCTTTTAAAAGGCGCTCGTTTGGTATGCGCTTTCCATCCTGCACGTTGAAGACTTTTACGAAGATGCGGTGATAAGCTCCGTCGCCATCCAAATGAGGCCATATTTTAAAGCCAGAAACCTCGCGACGTTCCCATCTATCAGCGCTGGCCAGGTGAATCAGCACCTCATCACCAACATCCGGCAGCTGACGGCCATCCCAGACTTTTTTAGCGCCCATCAGGAAATCTCCTTCTGCTGTTCCCATGCCTTCTGCATAAATTCTTCGCTGAACTCCATATCCGGCGCTTGCTCGAAAGCGATATACGCTTCCTCCTGGCAATTAGTGCAGTAGCCGGAAACCTTACGGCAGCCGCAGTTATCGCAGTGTCCACTCATCTGTCATCTCCTGTGCCGCTGAGCGGCGAAATAGTTAGTCCTGCACCACAGCGCCAAACCTTCCGCGCCTCTCATTCTGGTAATCCATCCACAGCACGCCCGGCTTCGTGACGATGATACGAGGAAGAGGAGGGCGCACAGCCGTCTCTCTGACTACCTGACGCAACCGGCGCTCTTCCATGAGCTGAATCTTCCTTTCCGGCGTCAACCTGCGCTCGTGCTCCTCGCCACGTTTCGCCGCCTGCGTTGCTTCTACCGCGGCTAAGGCAACCTGCTGACACTTCCTCTGATGCGGCGTCATCTGCTCTGTACGCCACAGAAACCTTTCCTTTTGTATTTCTGACAGGCGTGCGTAATGCGCCGATTCAAGCGGTGTAAGAGTCATACAGGTGCCTTAGTGGAGGGTTAAATCAGAAAGGAGTGAAGCCGTCGTCGTGCTGCGGGTAGTCCTGATAGCCTGCTGTGTTACCGCTTACTGAGCCTTTCTTGCGCTCGTCTTTGTCCTTCAGGCCCGCAACCATGCGGTCAACAGCTTCGGCGTTTTTGCCTTCAGCCTTCTCAAGCAGCGTCTGGCGGGTCTGCGCGATAAACGGCAGGCGAATCTCCAGCCCGTAAGTATCAGAGCCGTCATTCTTGCTACGGAGGACTTTCTGCAGCACCAGGCCAACCTTCTTGCCTGCGAATTCAGGCGCAACGAACTGGCCGGCCGCTTTCATCTGGTTGGTGAGCTTCTTCACACCTGCACAACCCATGATTGCGTGAACCATATTCACGCCGAAGGTGTTATCCCCGCCGTCTTTTTTGGTGACGTAGACGCTCAGGTACTGCACTTTGCGACCATCATCGGATTCGCCAGAGAACTCGATGGCCTTCGCGCCGCCCGAGGAGGTAGTGAGCGCAGCTTCGGTGATGGTGATGACGTACGCGCCATTCTCGTTGATGAAGCCGCCCTGACCGGCGGTTAATGCTGCTTCTTGGTTGTAGGTGAAAATCACTTTACTCATGCGGCTGATTCCTTCATTTTATGAACATTGGATAAGCCCCAGTAATCGCAGATAGTTGCATCCACGAAAGCCAGGTCGTTGTCGATTTCGTTGGCGTCGAACATGCCCATCGGTGATTTCACCGTGTCAGCGCCGTTGTTTTTGGTGGTGAAGAAGAACTGGTCGTCGCGGGTGAGGGTGCGGAGGACGATAGTGAACATGCCTTCGACAGTGATTTTTTCGTCGAGCATTTTGCCGATCGTCTTCATCTTCACGCGACCCATCGCCGTCTCTTCTGTGTGGGCAAGGAAGTAGACGCGAAGGTCATCAGGCGCGTCCTGAGCGGCTTTGATAACCTCCCATGCGTGCCGGCCAATCTCCGTAAACTTGTCGAATGACTTCTCGTCAGAGCGACGCATAAACTCGTTGCTCATCACGTATTGGAAGTCGTCGATGATGACGATCCGCTTTCCGTACTCGCGCGCCTTTTTGATGACCCCGACGATGAACTCCCATTTGTCCGTGTTAACTACCGCGCCTTTCTTCTGCGCCGCATCCCACGGCGCCCAGTCGCGTGACTTGAAGGGCAGAGGCTTGCCTACCGCCTTCACCAGAATGACCTCTTCAGGATTCAGGTTGCGAAGGCTGGTAGATTTACCTGTGCCTGAATCGCCGAGAATCAGCGTTGCTGTGCCCATTAGTTAATCCCCATCTGCGCTGCCTGTTGCTCCGTACGGTAATCAGCAATCGCGTCCTGTGCGGCTTGCTCTGGCGTCATCTGGTCGAGTACAGGCTCTAAGATGGCCTTCATCATCTCGATGAAATACATATCCGGGTCAATCATGCTGCTATCTCCTGACGAATCGTGTAACCCTGCTCTGTAAGCCACTCCATTACGTCTTTAATATCAAGCTGGTTCAGCACCTGCTTGCCGCTGAAGTCGAGCAGAGAAACCTCATCTGCTTCGATAATCATCATGCCAGGGCGATATCCGGCGCGCATCTTAAGCTCGCCACATTCAATCTTCATTTTCATTTCTTCTCTCCCAGTCCGAGGCTTCTGAGCATCAGGTTGATGAAGGTGAAATCCTTCGAGTTCTCCAGCATCTTGCGCTGGCGCTCTAACTCTTCCTGCTGTTTCTGGTAAGGCAGGGTGGGTGATTGAGTGTTCACGGCTTGCCCTCCTGCGATACGACCTGTAACAGGCGCTCCCAAAGCTGCTGTAAGCGGCTCTTAGGCTTCCACGACATAACGTCAGCGCCGGTGAGTTTGAAATCGAACATGGTGTTTTTGGGGCAGCCCGATGCCGCCCCAGCGATAGCGAAAGCTTGCATGGGGATACTCCGTTGAATTGGTGGGTTGTTGGTTTAGTAAGCGATGCAAATGGAAGTAACTTCACCTTTGGCGATCGCCTTGATTACGGTTCGCACCTGCTCTTCGGTCAGGCCTACAGCGACGAGGTCAGTCAGCGCTTTGTTGTTTACTGCTTTGCGGTGAGCAACATCAGCTGCGCGGGCGGCCGCTTCGTCAGCAATTCGTTTCTCTTCAGCCAGGCGGGCAGCTTCTGCTTCACGGGCTTTGCGCTGCTCAGCTTCGATAGCGGCTTGCTTCTCACGCTCTGCCTTTTCGCGCGCTTCCTGTGCCTGTTGCTCGGCTCGTTCCTTCGCCTCTCTGGCTTCACGCTCTGCGCGCTCCTGAGCGGCTTTAGCGTCGGCTTCCGCCTTTTCCTTGGCTGCTTGTAAATCTGCCTCACGTTTAGCCGCTGCTTCACGCTCACGCTGTGCTGCCTGCTCTGCTTCAATGCGAGCCTGTTCAGCAGCCTTGCGGCGAATCTCTTCTTCGTGAGCTGCACGCTGACGTTCTGCTTCTGCTTTTGCTTCTGCAGCGTCTCGGTCAAACTTATCATTCAGCAGCAGGGCAATTTCTTGGTCTGATTCGATTTGCGCTGCCAGCTTCTCAGCTGCAATCCGCGCCTCTTCCTCAGCCTTGATTCTTTCCTGCTCAGCCTCCCAATCAGTTACCGGCTGGCGAGCCTTATCACGGAGCACATCCAGCCGGTCACGCACTGTCTTTCGGTTGGCGTCGATAAGCTTCGGCACCTCTTTCAGTTCGGCTACAAGGTCTTTACCCAAGCCATCCAGGTAGGATTTAGTCTGAGAGACCCGGTAAGCCAGTGAAGCGATCTCCTTTCTGCCCTTCACCGTAGAGACATCCGGCACAAAGGACATAACTTCACGCTCGACCTTCTGAAGAATCTCTTCAATCTGGTCTGCAGATTTGAAAACGGTGAGGGCGTTAGCCTTCTCAATGACGACAAGATCCGTTGTTTCGCTCATTTTTGTTTCCTTCAGGCAAAAAGAAGGGAGCCATTGCGGCGCCCATAGGGAGTACTGCTGTCTGGTTGTAAGGATTTATCAAACCTGCTGTGCGTAACAGCGTCGAAGCGACTCTATGAATCGCCTCTGCGCTGCTACCTGTTTCCTTAAGGAATAAGCAAGGCCGCATCGTCTGGACCCTGAATGGTTAGCAGCGTGCTATAGCCATGTTCATAAATTGAATACTTGCAGGGCCAGTCAGGAACATTCACGCCTTCATCTACCGGCGAAAGGCCAACGCTCCATAGGCCGCTATCCAGATACTGAGCGACCACTAGAACCTCACCTTCGCTGGATTTGATGTGATATTTCCCCACATCGTTGTAGCAGCCGACTTCTTCTCGAATAGCGCCTTCACACTCAAATAAATCATCGCTGGCGCCGTAAAAACGAAGCTCTTTCATATTTCTCTCCTGTAGTGGTTACTGTAGGGTTGTTGCCCTGCCGTGCTTGACTGCATCGCCAGCACTGATGCCGACATTCAGCCAGAAACTCAGAGCCAGGAGGATGTCATCTCGCGTTTTGCAGTTGCACGCATTAACGAACTCCTGAACTGTCTTAACGGCAAGCGCAGTCATTTCTTTCTCTGTCAGTCGCGGTGGTAATTTCTTGCTCATTCACCCTCCTAAATAACCCGCCACCATAAGCGCCCCGGTGACTATCCAGCAGATAATCCAGTCTGTGTTGCTCATGGTGGGCTCCAGTAAAAAGGCTGCGGGTTAGGCAGCCTAGCTAAAATAAGTGCGTCAAATGACCGGCTTTATTTTGGTATTCAACCTTAACGCCACGCTCAATCCTTAAGTCAGGAAAAAACTTCAAACCCTGTCCAAGCGGGTCTTCATGTCGTGAAATATGAGCTACACCGTACTTTTGAAGGTCATCTAGATACATTCTGCAAATGCGATCGGCCTTTCCTTTGTCACTGTGCTGCTCAAATCTCGACGGCCTGTAGTTCTGTAGAAGAAAGGCATACAGCTGTTCATATGTAGGCATGCTCAACCTCTCGCCGTTACGATGTCTTTAGATTTGCGATGTCCTGCTGCAAAGATGGCAACCTGTGGCAGACACATTGCCGCGCCCTCATGCTTCTCACGCAGACCAGGAGCCGATGTAGCGCGGGCTACGTTTAAGCTGCATCCCATCAGCGTGGTTACGATTCCATTCTCAAACTGGCGCTCTGCTGCTTTCTTTGCACGATGCTCAGCTGCACGCTTTGCGTTGTAACGCTGCTTCGAATTCATGTTCATTCTCCAGGT